AAACCCTCGCCCGGCGGCGACACTCCATCGGGGCCGTCTGATGGTGACACATCCGTTCGTACAGTCTCCCTGCTGCCGACAGCCGGAGAGGCTGCTGCGCAGGGCTGGACCATCACCGGCGGCAGTGTTGCGCTGGAAGATGGTGTGTTTAAGGTTACCAAGCAGAGCAATAAAACTTGGTCCCTGATGCATCCGGTGGATGACGCAGTCTCCCTGCTGACACGGGGTGGCAGACTGAGCTGTAAGTTTCGACTGTCAGGCGCACTGACCAACAACCAGTTCGGTCTGGGAATTTATCTGTATACCGATGTAGCGTTACCTGACGTCGTGGCGATGACCGGGACTGGTAACCCGTTCCTGATGTCGTTCTTCACCCAGACCACAGACGGCAAACTGAATCTGATGCATCACAGGAAAGCAGGAAACACAAAGTTGGGCGAGTTCGGGAATTACAGTAACGACTGGCAGACGCTGGAGCTGGTGTTCACCGCCGGCAGTGCCACGGTTACTCCGAAACTGAATGGAGTGGCTGGCCCGGCATTCCAGGTCATAAAAGACAGTCTGACACTGGGGCTGAATGCGCTGACGCTGACGGATATTACCAAAAATGCAGCGTATGGCGTTGAGATAGAAAGTCTGGTGCTGGAGATAAATGCACCAGCATCATCATAAAAAGTGAGCCAGTCAAATGGAAGGTATCGTTAAACTCACCGGTAGTGTCAGTGGGTCGTCTGAGATGCCTGCATGAGTTATCAGAGCCATCAGTACTTAACTGGTGGCTTTTTTTATTGTTGTCAGCTTCCGGATAACGGGAGACGGGGTATGTACCAGATGGAAAAAATCACAACAGGTGTGTCATACACCACGTCAGCGGTGGGAACGGGCTACTGGTTCCTGCAGTTGCTGGACAGGGTTTCCCCGTCTCAGTGGGCGGCAATAGGCGTGCTGGGGAGTCTGCTGTTTGGGCTGCTGACATATCTGACGAACCTGTATTTCAAAATCAGAGAGGACCGTCGTAAGGCTGCACGGGGAGAGTAATTCAATGACTCAAAACTATGAACTGATTGTGAAAGGGATCCGCAATTTTGAGAATAAAGTTACGGTAACTTTAGCGTTACGGGACAAAAAACGCTTTGACGGTGAAATTTTTGACCTGGACATCTCGCTGGACCGTGTTGAAGGTGCCGCGCTGGAGTTTTATGAGGCAGCAGCCAGAAGGAGCATCAGACAGGTCTTCATGGATGTTGCTGCCGGGTTATGTGAAGGGGACGAGCTGTTGCCAGAAACGCGCCCCTGTTCAGAGGCGCGGTATACCATAAAAATTAACAGTTCTGATAACTCGATTACGGGTTGTTAGCTTTTTGCAGTTGGCTTTCCAGTATCTTTCATTGGTAGCATCCTGATAAATATCCATGAGCGCAAAAATCAAATACGGCCTGTCAGCTGCTGTTCTGGCGCTGATTGCTGCAGGCGCGTCTGCTCCTCAAATACTTGACCAGTTTCTGGATGAAAAAGAGGGTAACCACACTACGGCATACCGCGATGGTTCCGGTATATGGACCATCTGTCGTGGTGCCACAATGGTGGATGGTAAGCCCGTCATACCGGGAATGAAGCTGTCGAAGGAAAAATGCGACCAGGTTAACGCTATTGAACGTGATAAGGCGCTGGCATGGGTGGAGCGCAATATTAAAGTACCACTGACCGAACCACAGAAAGCGGGTATAGCGTCATTCTGTCCCTATAACATTGGCCCCGGTAAGTGTTTCCCGTCGACGTTTTATAAGCGGCTGAATGCCGGTGATCGTAAGGGCGCATGCGAGGCGATTCGCTGGTGGATAAAAGATGGTGGGCGCGATTGCCGCATACGTTCAAATAACTGCTATGGACAGGTTATTCGTCGTGACCAGGAAAGCGCATTAGCCTGTTGGGGGATAGATCAGTGAGCAGAGTCGCAGCGATTATTTATACTCTGGTTATCTGCACCATCGTCTGCCTGTCATGGGCTGTTAATCATTACCGCGATAACGCCATTACCTACAAAGCCCAGCGCGACAAAAATGCCAGAGAACTGAAGCTGGCGAACGTGGTAATTACTGACATGCAGATGCGTCAGCGTGATGTAGCAGATCTCGACGCCAGATACACAAAGGAGCTTGCTGATGCTAACGCGACTATCGAAAGTCTTCGTGCTGATGTTTCTGCTGGGCGTAAGCGCCTGCAAGTCGCCGCCACCTGTGCAAAGTCAACGACCGGAGCCAGCAGCATGGGCGATGGAGAAAGCCCAAGACTTACAGCAGATGCTGAACTCAATTATTACCGTCTCCGAAGTGGAATCGACAAGATAACCGCTCAGGTCAACTACCTGCAGGAGTACATCAGGACGCAGTGCTTAAAATAATTTTAATTTCACTGAAATTTAATACGTGACTTTCAGGAAAATGCCTCGCAGATGCGGGGCATTTTTGTACAGGTATTTCACCGCGCACCGCAGCGCACTCAACCACGTCGAACCAAACCCTTTGGAATGAGCCTTTGAGTAGTCAGTTAGTGCTGGTGAGCCTTGACGGGCTGATCTCCTATGCAGCAAAGGTTCATCTCAAAGTAAGACGAACGCTATGACAAACCAAGATTCTATAGACCTATCTGATCTTCGTGGAATGGTCAGTTTTCCAGACAAAAGGTAATCACCATAGTCGTATGGCTATGAATCTTGTTGCTGCAGATAAGCATTTTGTGATTGAAGTGGTCAAATCTCTCAAATGCAGTAAAATGCAGTGCGCTATAATTCAATAACGGAGGGAGTAAGGAGAAGTCATGAAAGATCAAGATGTTAGGTTCGCGGTGCATCATAAGCTTTTGAAAGAATCGCATTTAGATCCAGACTGCCTTGTGGTCGATGAATTTTCCATATCCCTTGGCGCCAGTAGAGCAGACATTGCTGTAATAAATGGTGTTATACACGGGTACGAGCTCAAAAGTGAATATGACTCTTTGGAGCGTTTGCCTCTTCAAATCAAGCATTATTCTTCTGTAATGGACAAGGTTACTCTTGTCGTAGCTGAGAAACACCTTGAGGGAGCATTAAAGTTAATCCCAGGTTGGTGGGGCGTTAAAACGGTTTCTGTTGGGCCAAAAGGCGCCATTCTTATAAAGCACATGCGTGGAGAAAAGCTTAATCGAAACCATGACACATTGATGCTCGCTCAATTGCTTTGGAAAGATGAATGTATCGACGTACTTGAACGATGGGGCTATTCCAAAGGAATCAAAAGCAAGCCCCGATTTGAGTTATGGAATATTATTGCGGAAAATATTCCAATAGCGAATCTCAGGCCTGAAGTCAGAACAGCCTTAAAGAAACGCGTAGGCTGGAAAGTTAAGGCTTGGCAGGCTGAGTCTGCGCCAACCAATAAAGCTGTCTCACGACTAACGTAATATGGTGCGTATGTGCAACTTTACGCCATTCTTTAGAGCCGCCAGATTTGTTAGCGCCTAATGATCTTTGGTAAATGTAATCATCCCCCCAACTAAATTTGGAGCCAAAGACTTGATACTCTGGCGAACTAACAAGGGTAGTACATAAGTTTTTAGTTTGGCCCCATCCATTTCCTTTAACTGCGGTACCTTTTACAAAGATCCATGAGGTATCGTTCGAATATCTCACTGAGACATACTGAGACATGAAGCGTGGGTCTACGCTCGTAATGGTAGAGCTAGCGGTGGGATAATCACTAAAACTTGGCGTTCTTCCATTGCTAAAATTCTGTACTACGTACATCCAAAGATCGTATTCATGGCGCGGAATATGATGAACTTGATGTTGCGGTATCCCTGCCTGTGATGCCGGGTATGCGGTTGAAGATAAAATCAAGTTTCTCCACGGAGCTTGGCCTGATAATGTGTTGACCATGCTTAATGCTTGTTGTTTTAAACTATCAGTTGCGTTTTGAATATCTCCAAAATCAATGATTACATCAATTAAACTAGGATGAATATTTAAGTGGTTAACCAGACTTGTGAATTGGTGCCATGTCTGGGGGGTGATAGACATAGCGAGCCCATTGATTAAGTTGCGTTGAACAGCATGTATATAGTTTGTTGAATATGCGGGAGAAACAACAGGGATAATTTCCTTACCATTTACTCTAGCATCTTGGATACACATATCTAGAGGATGATGGCGGCTCGAACCATGTTTATCTAAATATTTAACATCCAGCAAAACAGGACGATTGGCTTTCCAGGATGCCGCAAGGTTAATACCGAAGTCAGATAAGTAAGAACTCAAACTCTTCTTGTAGCATTCGTTTTCATAATCCCAGTCTATGTCTGGAATGGTAATGATCGGAGTAAAACCAGAGAGCGTAGTTTGATCTAAAAGCATCAGAGATTCATATTCAGCAGGCTTCCATTTCAGCTGTGGATAATATTGATGTTGACTCATTAAAACTCCTTAAAATCTTTACTTATCCTAAGTATAGTGTTATGGCGTAACGCCAATTGTTTTTATACACTTGAAAACATTGGGAAAAGTTGAGCTATATCTAAATTTACAAAATTGGATGTTATAGAAATCGAGGTTTCAACTAGGCATGGAACTGCAAAATTTTTAATGCCTGCACGCGAAAGTCGTTGGCGGGTCCTTTCCGGTGATCCAGATCGTTACGGGGCGGCGACCTCGCGGGTTTTCGCTATTTATGAAAATTTTTAGGGAAAAATCAGATCCGTTCTTCTTCTTTTTAACTGATTGATTATCAATAGAATTTTAAAAATATAAAAGGATCTGACAAAGGCTGTTTTTGTTAGAAAACGCCATTTTCAGATCCTTTCTGGTTCCCGGGGGAGTGTATGAACGTCAATAAGAAAAAACTGGCCGATATTTTTGGCGTTGATGTCAGGACCATCACCGCCTGGCAGAGTCAGGGGTTACCACTAGTTTCTGGTGGAGGGAAAGGGACTGAATCAGTTTTTGATACAACTGCTGCCATTCAGTGGTATGCGCAGAGGGAAGCTGATATTGAAAACGAAAAACTCCGTAAAGAGATCGAGGATTTGAGGGCTGCCAGCGAATCAGACCTTCAGCCCGGCACCATTGATTACGAACGTTACCGACTGACGAAGGCACAGGCCGATGCACAGGAGCTGAAAAATGCTCGTGAGGAAGGCCTTGTCCTCGAGACGGAGTTATTTACCTACATCTTTCAGCGAGTGGCACAGAATATATCAGGGATCCTTGTCCGTGTCCCTCAGACACTGCAGCGTAAATACCCTGATATATCACCCGTACATCTTGATGCTGTGAAAACTGAAATCGCGAAAGCATCCGATGTGGCTTCTGAAGCCGGTGAGAATGTGCGCAGGTGGATTGATGATTTCAGACGAACTGAGGGCGGCTAATTCTGCAGGAGCGATAGCAACCGGCCTCCTTGCGCTAAAAATTCCTGTCCCTCTGACGACAGTTCAGTGGGCAGATCGACATTATTACCTTCCGAAAGAGTCATCTTACACCCCGGGGCGGTGGGAAACACTGCCGTTTCAGGTTGCCATCATGAACAGCATGGGGAATGACCGGATCCGCACTGTTAATCTGATTAAATCTGCCCGTGTTGGTTATACAAAGATGTTGCTGGGAGTGGAGGCTTATTTTATTGAGCATAAATCACGCAACAGCCTTCTTTTCCAGCCCACGGATTCTGCTGCTGAAGATTTTATGAAATCTCATGTGGAACCCACGATCAGGGATGTGCCGGTTTTACTCGATCTTGCACCGTGGTTTGGGCGTAAACATCGTGATAATACCCTCACGCTGAAACGTTTTTCATCGGGCGTGGGCTTCTGGTGCCTGGGCGGGGCTGCCGCTAAAAACTACCGTGAAAAATCCGTGGACGTGGTCTGCTATGACGAACTTTCCTCGTTCGAACCGGATGTCGAAAAAGAGGGTTCGCCAACCCTGCTTGGGGATAAACGTATTGAGGGCTCTGTATGGCCCAAATCCATTCGCGGCTCGACGCCTAAAATCAAAGGCACCTGCCAGATCGAAAAAGCGGCCAACGAGTCGGCGCATTTCATGCGTTTTTATGTGCCCTGCCCACACTGTGGGGAGGAGCAGTATCTGAAATTTGGCGATGAATCCACGCCTTTTGGCCTTAAATGGGAGAAGGACAGCCCCGAAAGCGTTTTCTACCTCTGTGAACATCATGGCTGCGTGATCCATCAGTCTGAGCTTGACCAGAGCAACGGGCGGTGGATCTGTGAAAACACGGGGATGTGGACCCGTGACGGTCTGACGTTTTTCAGCGCCGCGGATAATGAAATTCCGCCGCCGCGCTCCATCACGTTCCATATCTGGACGGCGTACAGTCCGTTCACCACCTGGGTACAGATAGTCTATGACTGGCTGGATGCACTGAAAGATCCCAACGGCCTGAAAACCTTTGTGAACACCACGCTGGGCGAGACCTGGGAAGAGGCCGTGGGCGAAAAACTCGATCACCAGGTACTGATGGATAAGGTTGTTCATTACACGGCGGCGGTGCCTGCCCGGGTGGTTTATCTGACGGCGGGCATTGACTCGCAGCGAAACCGTTTTGAGATGTATGTCTGGGGATGGGCTCCGGGAGAGGAAGCCTTTCTGGTGGATAAAATCATCATTATGGGACGTCCCGATGAGGAAGAGACGCTGTTACGTGTGGATGCGGCGATCAACAAAAAATACCGCCATGCGGATGGCACCGAAATGACCATTTCCCGTGTCTGCTGGGACACCGGGGGGATCGATGGTGAAATCGTCTACCAGAGGTCAAAAAAACACGGTGTTTTCCGTGTGCTGCCGGTAAAAGGCGCATCTGTCTATGGCAAGCCGGTGATCACCATGCCGAAAACCCGCAATCAGCGGGGCGTGTATCTGTGTGAAGTGGGGACGGACACCGCAAAAGAAATTCTCTATGCCCGTATGAAAGCCGATCCCACGTCTGCGGATGAAGCCACGTCGTATGCCATCCGTTTTCCTGATGATCCGGAGATTTTTTCGCAGACAGAGGCGCAGCAACTGGTCGCGGAAGAGCTTGTGGAGAAGTGGGAAAAAGGAAAGATGCGTCTGCTGTGGGATAACAAAAAGCGGCGTAACGAAGCGCTGGACTGCCTGGTGTATGCCTATGCGGCATTACGTGTGTCCGTGCAACGCTGGCAGCTTGATCTGGCTGTACTGGCAAAATCCCGGGAAGAAGAGACGACCCGGCCAACCCTTAAAGAACTGGCAGCGAAGCTGTCCGGAGGAGTGAATGGTTACAGTCGCTGAACTGCAGGCGCTGCGTCAGGCGCGCCTTGATTTATTAACCGGTAAACGGGTGGTGTCTGTCCAGAAAGATGGTCGCAGAATTGAATATACGGCAGCTTCTCTGGATGAGCTTAACCGGGCGATCAATGATGCGGAGTCGGTACTGGGGACAACCCGCCGTCGCCGTCGTCCGCTGGGAGTGAGGTTATGAAACGAACGCCTGTCCTGATTGATGTGAACGGCGTTCCGCTTCGGGAGAGTCTCAGCTACAACGGGGGCGGCGCAGGATTTGGCGGGCAAATGGCGGAGTGGTTGCCACCGGCGCAGAGTGCCGATGCGGCCCTGCTACCCGCGTTGCGTCTGGGGAATGCCCGTGCAGATGATCTGGTGCGCAATAACGGAATAGCGGCTAATGCGGTGGCCCTGCATAAGGATCACATTGTCGGGCATATGTTTCTGATCAGCTACCGTCCGAACTGGCGCTGGCTGGGGATGCGGGAGACCGCAGCAAAAAGTTTTGTCGATGAGGTGGAGGCGGCCTGGTCGGAATACGCAGAAGGGATGTTTGGTGAGATCGACGTGGAAGGGAAACGCACGTTCACGGAATTTATCCGTGAAGGTGTGGGCGTTCATGCGTTTAACGGCGAAATCTTTGTGCAGCCGGTCTGGGATACGGAAACCACGCAGTTGTTCCGTACGCGTTTTAAAGCCGTGAGTCCGAAACGGGTGGACACGCCTGGACACGGTATGGGGAACCGTTTTCTGCGGGCCGGTGTGGAGGTTGATCGATATGGCCGTGCCGTTGCGTACCATATCTGTGAGGATGATTTTCCTTTCTCTGGTAGTGGACGATGGGAACGGATCCCGCGTGAACTACCCACCGGGCGTCCGGCCATGCTGCATATTTTCGAGCCGGTGGAGGACGGGCAGACCCGTGGGGCTAATCAGTTTTACAGCGTCATGGAACGGCTGAAGATGCTCGATTCCCTGCAGGCAACACAGCTTCAGTCGGCCATAGTGAAGGCGATGTATGCAGCGACGATTGAAAGTGACCTTGATACCGAAAAGGCCTTTGAATATATCGCCGGTGCGCCGCAGGGGCAGAAGGATAATCCGCTTATTAATATTCTGGATAAGTTCTCCACCTGGTATGACACGAATCACGTGACGCTGGGCGGTGTCAAAATTCCGCACCTTTTCCCCGGTGATGATCTGAAACTTCAGACCGCGCAGGATTCAGACAATGGATTTTCGGCGCTTGAACAGGCGCTGCTGCGGTATATCGCCGCCGGTCTTGGCGTTTCCTACGAACAGTTGTCCCGTGATTACTCGAAGGTCAGTTACTCAAGTGCCCGCGCATCCGCCAATGAGTCGTGGCGCTATTTTATGGGGCGGCGAAAATTTATTGCGTCCCGGCTGGCCACGCAGATGTTTTCCTGCTGGCTGGAAGAGGCACTTCTTCGGGGGATTATTCGTCCGCCACGGGCACGTTTTGATTTTTATCAGGCGCGATCAGCCTGGTCACGGGCTGAGTGGATTGGAGCCGGAAGAATGGCCATTGACGGGCTCAAGGAGGTTCAGGAATCAGTGATGCGCATTGAGGCCGGACTGAGCACGTATGAGAAAGAGCTGGCGCTGATGGGCGAGGATTATCAGGACATTTTCCGCCAGCAGGTCAGGGAATCTGCAGAGCGGGAAAAAGCCGGACTCTCACGTCCGGTGTGGATAGCGCAGGCGTATCAGCAGCAGATAGCGGAGAGTCGCAGGCCGGAAGAGGAGACAACACCACGTGAGACGTAATCTTTCACACATTATTGCCGCAGCATTCAATGAACCGCTGCTTCTGGAGCCCGCCTATGCGCGGGTTTTCTTTTGCGCGCTCGGGCGCGAGATGGGGGCAGCAAGTCTTTCGGTACCGCAACAGCAGGTACAGCTTGATGCTCCCGGAATGCTGGCTGAAACGGACGAGTACATGGCCGGAGGTAAACGACCGGCCCGTGTTTACCGGGTGGTGAACGGTATTGCGGTACTGCCGGTGAGCGGCACGCTGGTGCACCGGCTGGGGGGGATGCGGCCATTTTCCGGAATGACTGGCTATGACGGCATTGTCGCCTGTCTTCAGCAGGCAATGGCAGATAGCCAGGTGCGGGGCATACTGCTGGACATTGACAGTCCGGGCGGGCAGGCCGCCGGCGCGTTTGACTGCGCTGACATGATTTACCGCCTCCGTCAGCAGAAGCCGGTCTGGGCACTGTGCAATGACACGGCCTGTTCTGCAGCCATGCTGCTGGCGTCGGCCTGCTCCCGACGGCTGGTTACCCAGACATCCCGTATCGGCTCCATTGGCGTGATGATGAGCCATGTCAGCTATGCCGGTCATCTGGCGCAGGCCGGTGTGGATATCACGCTGATTTATGCCGGGGCGCACAAGGTGGATGGCAATCAGTTTGAAGCGTTGCCGGCAGAGGTTCGCCAGGATATGCAGCAGCGGATTGATGCGGCGCACCGGATGTTTGCCGAAAAAGTGGCGATGTATACCGGGTTGTCTGTGGATGCGGTCACGGGAACAGAGGCCGCCGTTTTTGAAGGTCAGTCCGGCATTGAGGCCGGGCTGGCGGATGAATTAATCAATGCGTCGGATGCCATCAGTGTGATGGCCACGGCGCTGAACAGTAATGTCAGAGGAGGCACTATGCCGCAATTAACTGCAACGGAAGCCGCCGTGCAGGAGAACCAGCGAGTGATGGGGATCCTGACATGCCAGGAAGCGAAAGGACGTGAACAGCTTGCCACGATGCTGGCAGGGCAACAGGGCATGAGCGTTGAACAGGCCCGGGCGATTCTGGCCGCGGCGGCACCGCAGCAGCCGGTGGCATCCGCGCAGAGTGAAGCCGATCGCATTATGGCGTGTGAAGAAGCGAACGGTCGTGAACAACTGGCAGCAACGCTGGCGGCGATGCCGGAGATGACGGTGGAAAAAGCCCGCCCGATCCTGGCGGCTGCACCACTGGCGGATGCCGGGCCCTCACTTCGTGATCAGATCATGGCCCTGGATGAGGCAAAAGGGGCAGAAGCGCAGGCTGAAAAACTGGCGGCCTGCCCGGGAATGACCGTGGAGAACGCCCGGGCTGTGCTGGCTGCGGGATCAGGTAAGGCCGAACCGGTCTCTGCATCCACAGCCGCCATGTTTGAACATTTCATGGCGAACCATTCACCGGCAGCGGTCCAGGGGGGCGTGTCACAGGCGTCAGAAGACGGTGATGCGGACGTGAAAATGCTCATGGCCATGCCATGAAGTCAGTGCTGACCATCAATATGAGGTTTTAACAAAATGGTGACGAAAACCATCACTGAACAGCGTGCGGAAGTACGTATTTTTGCCGGTAATGATCCGGCTCATACCGCCACAGGCAGCAGCGGGATTTCTTCTGCAACACCGGCTCTGACGCCCCTGATGCTGGATGAAGCCACCGGGAAACTGGTGGTCTGGGACGGACAGAAAGCCGGTAGTGCGGTTGGCATACTGGTACTGCCGCTTGAAGGCACAGAGACGGTGCTGACCTATTACAAATCGGGGACCTTTGCGACGGAGGCAATCCGCTGGCCTGACAGTGTGGATGAACACAAAAAGGCAAATGCCTTTGCCGGCACAGCCCTGAGTCACGCGGCGCTGCCGTAACACGTTATCAGGCCACCGCGTTGACCTGACTGATTTCTTAATGAAAGGAACTGATTTATGGGATTGTTTACGACCCGCCAGTTGCTCGGTTATACCGAACAAAAAGTTAAATTTCGTGCGCTGTTTCTGGAACTGTTTTTCCGCCGTACGGTGAATTTCCACACCGAAGAGGTGATGCTGGACAAAATTACCGGAAAAACGCCGGTGGCGGCCTATGTCTCCCCGGTCGTTGAAGGAAAAGTGCTGCGTCATCGTGGGGGTGAAACCCGCGTGTTACGTCCGGGCTACGTCAAGCCGAAACACGAATTTAATTACCAGCAGGCGGTTGAACGCCTTCCCGGTGAAGATCCGGCTCAGCTGAACGACCCGGCCTACCGTCGTCTGCGTATCATCACTGATAACCTCAAACAGGAAGAGCACGCTATTGTGCAGGTGGAAGAAATGCAGGCGGTGAATGCCGTGCTGTATGGCAAATATACGATGGAAGGAGACCAGTTCGAGAAAATTGAAGTCGATTTTGGCCGATCGACGAAGAATAACATCATACAGGGTAGCGGTAAGGAGTGGTCAAAACAGGATCGTGACACGTTCGACCCGACATATGATATCGACCTTTTCTGTGATCAGGCCAGTGGTCTTGTGAATATTGCCATTATGGACGGTACCGTCTGGCGTCTGCTGAATGGCTTTAAGCTTTTCCGCGAAAAACTGGATACCCGTCGCGGTTCAAATTCACAACTCGAAACGGCAGTGAAAGATCTGGGCGCAGTGGTATCCTTCAAGGGGTATTACGGCGATCTGGCCATTGTGGTAGCGAAAACGTCTTATGTGGCAGAGGACGGTACCGAAAAACGTTATCTGCCGGAGGGCACGCTGGTGCTGGGGAATACGGCAGCAGAGGGGATTCGTTGCTATGGAGCCATTAAGGATGCACAGGCGTTGTCCGAAGGAGTGGTGGCTTCTTCCCGTTACCCGAAACACTGGTTGACCGTGGGCGATCCGTCCTGTGAATTCACCATGACGCAGTCCGCGCCGCTGATGGTGCTGCCGGATCCGGATGAGTTTGTGGTGGTGCAGGTGAAATAATCCGTGAGCGGGGGCGAAATGCCCCCGTGTTTTTTTCACAGGGAGCTGGATATGGCAACAAAAGAAGAAAATCAGAAACGTCTTCGTGAACTGGCTGGTCTGCTGGGGCGCGAGGCGGATATGTCGGGGAGTGCTGCGGATATCGCACAGCGTGTGGCAGAGTGGGAAGAGGAGGTTTGCGCCTCGAAAAATGAAATCGCAGATGTTGATGATACCGTTCATGAGCAGGCATGCAGGCACACCGGTGAGGATGACGTTGGTATTCTGGAACGTATCAGGCTTCTGAAGTGTTTTTACCTGTGCGGTGTTGACGATGAAACAGGTGAGCCTGTTGAGCATGTTGATGCTGGCAGAGTAATTCTGATGCCCCCCTCAGTGGCAAAAGACATGGTCAGGAGCGGAATGGCCGTTTATGCATGATTTTGAGAATTCCTTTGATGCTGCCCTTGCCGGGGTGGACAGAACGATTGTTGAAGTGATGGGGCTCTGTGCGCAGTTCACCTCGGGGGCACAGTGTGGCAGCGAAGTTCAGGGGGTTTTTGACGATCCGGAGTCGCTGGGGTTTGCCGGTAGCGGGGTCCGTATTGAAGGAAGCAGCCCGTCATTATTTGTGCGGATGGATACGGTTCGTGCCGTGCGGCGTGGTGACACGCTGACCATTAATGGTGAGACATTCTGGGTGGATCGTGTTTCTCCGGATGACGGGGGCAGCTGTTATCTCTGGCTCAACCGTGGGCAACCACCCGCAGTTAACCGGCGACGATAAACGCAGGGTGAATTATGGCGATAAAAGGGCTTGATCAGGCGATTGACAATCTGAGCCGGGTTCGTAAAAACGCCATTCCGGCTGCTTCTGCAATGACCATTAACCGCGTGGCCACAACGGCGATTAATCAGTCTTCGTCACAGGTTGCCCGGGAAACCAGGGTGAGACGGAAACTGGTAAAGGAACGGTCCAGACTGAAACGGGCGACGGTCAGAAATCCGAATGCCAGAATTATCGTTAACCGCGGTGATCTCCCTGTGATTAAGCTGGGGATCAGAATGCTGGGGCGTCGTCCGAACAGCATACTCAAAGCCGGTCAGCATCGTTATCAGCGGGCATTTATCCAGCGATTAAATAATGGGCGCTGGCATGTTATGCAACGTCTTCCCCAGGCCAGATATGAGGAGGGCAATGACGACAAGGGAAGGAAAAAGCGTAATCGCCTTCCCATTCAGGTGGTGAAAATCCCGATGGCGGCCCCACTGAAACAGGCATTTGATGAGAATGTTGACCGTATCCGGCGTGAACGCCTGCCTAAAGAACTGGCAACTGAAGACGCAGACGTTATATCTGGTGAAAAACGTCTGCGTCTTAACTACAACGGCATAATTGCATTGTTAGTCGAGGGCTTTAAAACACTTCGTCATGAGATTAAAGAACTCCGGGAGAAGTAAACGACAGCTGTTGTAGTTTCTGGTTTCTACTGAATTTAAATTGTGGGGTGACACTCACCCCACGCATTCAGAAGGGGGAGATGAGATGGGGGTAACATCGGGATGGGTAGGCTCTTCGGCTAAGAGCGAAACAGGTGAGCAGTGGATGGGAGCCGCCGGAACCAAACTGGGACTGAGTAAACCTTTTATGATGAGCCAAATGGTTGGGCGAACTATGGGCTGTAAAATTGCAACTGAGTACTATAAATGGAAATCCTCTGACAAGGTTGATAACTGGGGCGCAGTTGGCGCTGACTGGCCTTTAGAAGAAAAAAGTAAAGGTACAATTACAAACGCCGCAAGCTGCGGATCAGGGAGGCTGGTAGGGGCTGTCGTTACACTTTCTCACTTTTTGACGAACTCTACGTAAGCGACTCGTCAGAACCGTATTGATATTTACTGAGAGCTCAGATCAACTTTCCAGGGCAACAGATCGCGTACCCGGTTTGCCGGCCAGTCCTGGATATGTTCAATGACGTAACGCAGCCACTTTTCTGGCTCCACATTGTTCAGACGGCATGTGCCGATCAGCGAGTACAACACCGCCGCATGTTCACCACCGCTGTCGGAACCCGCGAACATCCAGTTTTTCCGGCCTACGGCCACTCCCCGTAAGGCGTTCTCTGCGATGTTGTTGTCGATTTCCACCCAGCCATTACTGCAGTACACGTTCAGTGCATCCCACTGTTTCAGCAGGTATGCGAACGCTTTTGCCGTATCTGAGTGACGCGACAGTGTTTTCATCTGTTGCTGTATCCAGTCATACAGTGACTGCATCAGTGGCGCGGCTCTGGCTTTTCTTGCCGCCAGACGCTGTTCTGCTGAACAGCCCCGGACCTCTGCCTCGATGGCATACAGTTCACCGATACGCTGCAGGGCTTCCGTGGTGATGTAGGTGGGCGCTCTTGCATGCACATCGTGGATTTTTCTCCGGGCATGAGCCATACACGCGGCTTCCGTTATTCTGCCGGATTCGTATAACGCCCGGTAACCACCGTAAGCATCGGCCTGAAGCACACCGCTGTAACCGGCCAGGTGATTTTGTGGATGGATACCTTTCCGGTCCGGACTGTACGCGAACCAGACCGCCGGGGGCATCTGTGAACCGGCGTTACGGTCATCACGGACGTAGACCCACAGCCGGGCTGTCCGGGTTTTACCGCTGCCCGGCTCCTGGACCGGGACGGGGATATCATCAGCATGGACTTTACCGGGCATCAGCACATACTGGCGCAGGACGTCATACAGCGGCTCCAGCAGTTCAGCAACAGCACCTGTCCAGCGCCCCAGTGTGGCACGGCTCAGCTCCACTCCCTGACGACGGTATATTTCTGACTGGCGGTATAACGGCAGATGGTCTGCATATTTCCCGGTGACAACATGGGCCAGAAGCCCCGCTCCGGCATAACTGCGTGCAATGGGTTTTGAAGGTACTGGTGCCTGCACGATATGGTCGCACCGGCAACAGGCCTGTTTCGGACGTTGTGTTTCGATAACCTTAAAGGCGCTGCTGATAAG